GATCAGAATTACAACTTTCGGGTACTGATGGCGGATCAGCCGAACGACTAAGGGGTGGTGACTCCGATTTAGCTATTGTTGATGAGGCTGGAAGCTGTACGGATTTAAAGTATTGCGTAAAAGACATTCTTCTTCCTACCACTCTTATCACTAAAGGTAAGATTCTTCTAGCCTCTACTCCGCCAGAAGACACGGAGCACGATTTTGTTGACTTTATTGAGGAAGCGGAAGCTAGAGGCTCTATTGTCGTTAAAACGATCGATGATAACCCTCGTATTGACATCCAAGAAAAATTAAAACTTATTGAAGAGCTAGGCGGAATTAATAGCGAGTCCACACAGAGAGAGCTTTATTGCAAAATGATAAAGTCTAAAAACAACTCTGTTATACCTGAATTTACTGACGAAAAAATCCCTGAAATAGTGCTTGATACGCTCCAAATACCCCCTTTTTATGATGCTTATGTGTCTATGGACTTAGGATACAAGGACTGGACCGTAGTTTTGTTTGCTTATTATGACTTTAAAAATGATAAAGTAGTAATTCAGGATGAAATTGTAACTTATGGTGCAAATATGTATCTTGACAAACTCGGTCAACAAATTTTAGCAAAAGAAAAAGAGCTTTGGACTAATCCTATAAGTGGCGAATTAATGAAACCTAGGAAAAGAGTCAGCGATCACAACCTTATTGCTATAAATGAGATTAAAAAAGCGTCTAACTATCAAATACATTTTGAATTAGCACAAAAAGAAACAAAACACGCAAGTATTAACAACTTACGAATGATAGTAAACAGCAATAAAATAGTTATTAGCCCTAAATGCGTTACCCTTATACGGCATTTAAAGAATGCTAAATGGGCATCGACTACTGCTAAGGATACATTCGCTAGATGTCCTCAAGGATCTCATTATGATGCAGTAGATGCTTGCGCTTATTTGGTAAAAGCTATTGATTTTAAAAGAAATCCTTATCCAAAGAACTATGGAATGAATTATAGAGCAGAAGATATGTTCAATAATTTAACAACTAAGACTATAGAAAAAGAAAATGTGTATAGAAAAATCCTAAACATGAAAGGTTATAAAAATGGCAGATCCTCTAAATATTAATGACGATAAGAGTAATCTAGAAAAATACTTTGCAACAGAAGATGCCGATAGACTTGCAAATATTTGTTTAAATAAAGCATCGTCATTCTATAATATTCTCACCATGAACTATTATCTGGATAACTTAGTCCGGATGTGGCTCTTTTATCACGGACAATACAATGCCACCATCGCTGGCGATAGTCACCGAGTATCGTTTATGGGACAAGAGGGAGAACTAGTCGGTCTTCCTGTTAACCATTTCCGCAACATTGCTCAACATATGCTCAATATGATTACAGCTAACCGTCCTACGATGGAAGCTAGGGCAATTAATACTGATTATAAATCTCTTTCTCAAACTTATCTTGCAAACGGCATTCTCGATTATTACATGAGAGAGAAAAAACTCGAAGATACTATTCGTCGTGCAGTTGAAATGGCGATTGTTCTTGGTGCAGGATTTATTCGCATGGAATGGAACGCCACTGCTGGCGAACTTTACGACTTTGATCCGGAATCTGGAGAAAAAAACTTTGAAGGTGAGCTTGAATTTAGTAATCTTTCTCCTTTTGATGTTGTGTTTGATGGCACTAAAGAAACTTGGGATCACGAATGGGTAATGGTGCGTACTTTCCAAAATAAATTCAATCTTATGGCTAAATATCCCGAACTTGCGGAAAAAATTAGCCGTATGCAAACTAAAAATTATGCATCTCAATATCGTTTATCTGTATTTTCTAACGATAATACTGATGATATCCCTGTTTATGAATTTTTTCACAAGCGTAGCGAAGCCCTTCCTGAAGGTCGTTATGTCATGTTTTTGGATGACGATCTTGTTCTTCTTGACCTTCCACTTCCATATCGGGATATTCCGGTCTATCGCATTAGTGCTGGTGAATACATGGGAACTCCATATGGTTACAGCCCGATGTTTGATATTTTCCCTCTTCAGGAAGCTGCAAACTCGCTTTATAGCACGATTATGACCAATCAATCTGCCTTCGGCGTACAAAACTTATTTGTACCTCGTGGAGCAGATTTGGATATTAACTCTCTTGAAGGTGCATTAAACATTCTTGAGGGTAATGCAAAGCCCGAGCCGTTACAATTAACCGCTACTGCTCCAGAGACATTCAATTTCTTACAAATGATTGTACAAAGCATGGAAACCATCTCTGGTGTTAACTCAGTCACCCGTGGTAATCCAGAAGCATCGCTTAAATCCGGAACTGCATTAGCTCTTGTTCAGTCAATGTCGTTGCAGTTTATTTCTGGTTTACAACAAAACTATGTAAAACTAATTGAAGACGTTGGCACTAGCCTCATTAATATTTTAAAAGATTACGCCAAGACTCCAAAAACGGTAGCCCTTGTCGGCAAGAACAATCGTTCTTTTCTCAAGCAGTTTACTGGCGAAGAAATTGGCGCAATTAATCGAGTAGTAGTAAGCGTTGGTAATCCGCTTGCCCGTACCACTGCAGGTCGTGTGCAAATGGCAGAACAAATGCTTCAGATGGGACTTATTCGCAATCCTAAAGAATATTTTGAAGTTATCAATACTGGTAACATCGATGTTCTTTATGAAGGCGATATGAATGAAATTCTCCTCATTAAAAAGGAGAATGAAATATTAATGAGCGGTAAACCTGTAATGGCGGAACTTTTAGATCAACACGCCGAACACATCATGGAACACCGCACTGTAATGGCTGATCCCGATCTTCGGATGAATCCGGATCTCAGGATGGTAGTCCAACAGCATATTCAGGAACACATTGATTATTTGCGCAACGTAGATCCTGACCTTCTCATGCTTACTGGACAGCAGCCCTTGCAGCCCCCTACTCCGCCACTTGGTATGGCTCCGCCTCCTGGAATGCCTCCCATGCCACAGGGACCAATGGGGCCACCTCCTCCTATGCCGCAGATGCCTCCTCAAGCCGGACCACAAGCTCCGATTAATCCTGCGGATTTAGACACGTTAATGCGTCAACCTAGCGGTATGCCCCCTGCTCCCCAAGAAATGATTCGAGGACAAGGAAATGCCGGTGGAGGTACTATGCCGAATATACCTAGACCGCCTTCCCCATTCCAAAATATGCCGGTATCGGCTGAAGAAAATCTACCACAAAGTTAATAACTTGTGGTAATTATTTAATAAATTAATAAAATAAGGAATTTTAACAACTACAAATATGGCAGAGAAGAAAAAATTTCAATTTAAGAAGATTCATAAGTCTTTAAAAGGAGGACTTACTGAAGCTGGACGCAGAGCATATAATAGTGCCACTGGTTCTAATCTTAAACGCCCTCAACCCGAAGGCGGTCCTCGTCGTGATAGTTTTTGTGCCCGATCTTTAGGGCAAAAGAAAATGCACAATATTGATTGTACTAAAACCCCCGAAAAGCGTTTGTGTTTAGCTCGCAAGCGTTGGAAATGCTAAAGGAACAAAAATGGCTCAACCTATTTTAACAAGAAATTTAGAAGCACTAACGCTAACATCGAATACCACGACAAATTCACCAGCCATAGACATTAGCGACTGTACAATTATTGGCGTACAGGCTGTCGCAGCAGGAGTTGCAGGGACTACCGCTGGATCTATTAAACTGCAAGCTTCTTGCGATAGAGGTACTACATGGTCTGATATCGGCACTGCTCTCTCAGTACCGGCAGCCTTCACTAACGGAGTAATCTCACTGGCCGATGTTCCATACCCGTTAGTGCGTGTCGTATTTACTGCACTTACTGGAGGCACTCCGGCCCTCACTAGCTTAAAAGTTTATGTTGCAACAAAACAACCTGCGTAGGAGGTAGTTATTCCCGCTAAAAGTAAGGCGCAATATCGCCTAATGAAAGCAATAGAGAACGACCCAAAACTAGCAAAAAGAATCGGTATGTCTCAAGAGCAAGCGGCTGAGTACACCAAGAGTAACGTAGGCAAAAAAAGGTTTAGTAAGCTGAAAGAAAAATTAGGTAAAAAATAATGGGCGCAGGAAATAACGGAAGAGTACACCATATAAATACGATTACGTTAATGGACAACATTAACGCCTCTTCCAATTATACTTCTAGTTCATTGAACATTAATGATTTTGTTCTTTACGCTATTCAATTTTCTTGGACAGGATTTTCTGCTACTAGTTGTGTCATGTATACAGAAGGCAGCAACGATAGTTCAGTATGGACAGCGGTAGATACTTTTGTTCCATCAGGCACTACCGGATCTCGCATTCTTAATGTAGAAAAAGCAGGATACGCTTACGTTCGTGTGCGATATACTCAATCTGGTGGAGCCGGAATAATAAAAGCTATATTAAATGGGAAGGTAGACTAATGAGTTTTCGTAATATACGAGATGACGGAATTTTACAGGTAGCTACAGCAGCGGATAGGACAGCCCTAATACCGTCTGATGGTGCTATTGTTGAACAGCTTGATAATCATACTCTTTATATTTACGATGCTTCTACTGGTACTTGGAATGCAGTAGGTAGCGGTTTTGCCTTTGGTGTTATTCAAACTCCATCAGGTACTGCTCCTACTGCTGATACATATAATGACACATTAACTTTTACATCTTCTGATTCATCGGTTGTCATTACCGGAAATGCAACTACTGACACGGTGGATTTTGCGATTAGCGGAACCGCTGCTGTAGCATCAATTGTGACAACAGTTTACAATAACACCGGATCAACCATCACAAAAGG